ATGAAAGATTCGCATGAATCAAATGTGGGAAGAATGCCGGAGCTTACTGACTTCGGGGTGATTTACAGTGCGCTTGGGAAGCTTATTGTCGTTGACCTTGTGATGGAAGACTCTTTAAAAGGCCATGTTGGCGACCCGCAAGACTTTCCTGATTTAAAATTGAGCTTAAGGTCTGACATGGCTAGGGAGTTAGCAAAGGCACTAATTGATTGCGCTGATGCGATTGATGCCGGTATGCATCATCCTAGTGTGAAGCTCATGAACTGAAATATAACGGCATAACCATTTCCCCGTCGCCGGGCTTTTCATGCATCACCAACCGCTATCACATAACCTATACAAAGAAATTTCTTTATCAAAATCTGGCGATTAGTGTCGACCAGTAACGCACAGCAAGTGTTGCGAACGATAAGATAAAGACACCTCTTAGCCCGCCTCGTGTTTTTTTTTGTTCCTGACGCTCAAGGTTTATGCCATTCAACCGATAATTTCATTGATCGAGACTGCAAGCCTCAGGTCTTTAATAAGACTTCATAAAGCAAAATTTCTGGTTGGCCCGCCTTGTGCGGGCTTTTTTTTCAGGCGATGCTGATCACAGCTTTAGGCTTAAATCCATGAGTTGATCGATTCATCTCGACACCCCGATATGACCTTAGCTAAGATGTTTAGTAAAACTTAAGGGATTTATGAAAATGATTAGCCATATCGAACGTTTTGAGAACTTGGGTGACAATTGTGAGTTTGCATTTTACTTACGAGCATCTGGGGTGGATGAGGGAAGTCTTTTTCGCTGGACTTTAGTAAAGAATTACTGGTCTTTACTAAACCTACTACAGTCTGATTTTCAGGGTTTATTTGAATTTGAAAATTTGCGACCCTCATGGCAGGACATGGTGTTAGATACAAAGTATGACATGTGCTTTCACACTAAAATGTATAGTGAAAACCACGATGGGAAATGGTTGTGGAAACAAGATAAGAAAGTGTTAGATGAAATTTTCCTCGAAGAGAAAAATAAAATTTCATATCTAGTGTCAAAATTTAAGTCAAGTCTTATTAAGAAAGAAAGAATATTTGTAATGAAGAACAATGCAAATAATCTCGATACCTTTGTCGTTGAATTAGCTAAAGAAATAAGAAAGCATGGCGATGCAAAAATTTTGTACGTTAAGAGCGATGGCATTGGCTTTGATAACAACAAAGAATCAATAGAAAAAATATCAAGTAACTTATACGTTACTTATATCGAAAAATTTGCAGAGTATAATAAAGCTGATGATTTATCAAAAGATGGCTGGGATAATGTCATCAGAAACGCGCTATTAATCATGTAATGATTAAGCAGCGCTATGCGCTGCTTAGATTTTATCTAGCTTTTTATAAAAACTGTTTTGGGATAATGATTTAATAACGAATAGTTATACACTGCTTCATTTTTATAATATGAATTGGGATGAAAGTTGACTTCTTTTCCAAGAAGCGATGCAAGGATTGCAACATGCAACCTATCTGTATTTATCGTATTAAATTCTTCAAGGAAATTTATCATGCATCTAGTTGAGTTTCTAGAAAGGTAGATATTATCCCAATAATCACCATTCCAGGTCAGGGAGATGTCGTGATTGTTATCTCTCCATTCACCTGTTAAAGACTCAGAGTCTGTTCTAAAACAACTTGCAATGTTTTTCACAGGTTCTACGAATGACATGTATTTACTGAGATCAAGATAGAATGCCATATCGTCGGTTAGTAAAACATTCTTTCCACTTTCATAGCCAAGCGATTGGATATAATCGAAACTAATTTCTTCCCTACATAAGATGAGTAATTTATCGATATTTTTTCTGAAGAATTCATCATATCCTTTTATGGTAGAGGGCATAATGATTATGCGATGAAAATTATTCAAATTTTGTTCAATAAATTGTTTCCCCTCACTATAGAGACCCTCTATCAGATTCCCCCCTCCACCAAAGATCAGTACATGATCAAGTGACGAGTATTTATTCTCTTTTCTATATTTGGAAAACGGCAATTCATTCCTTTCAAAAAAGTCATAAGTAGCAGACGCAATCACCCCATCTCCCGCATTTCCGGGGTTAGCTTTATAGACAAGTTTGTACCTCGAATGGTAAGATTCGAGTAAAGATTTTATATTTATAGTGTTATTACTCATGCCGTCCACCTAGCTTATTGAAGATAATTTAGCCATCAAATTTATAACCGCTATGTCACATTCTATGTTACTAAGGAAGAAATACAATGAAGAAAGTTCTCATAATCACTCCGGACATTGAAGGTCCAGTAAGGAATGGCGGGATAGGAACGGCATTCACAGCGCTTGCAACATCTTTGGCCGCTAAAGATCTTGAAGTGGATATACTTTATACTAGCGGTGACTATTCTGAATCCTCAGAATCTTTCTCTGACTGGTGTCAACTCTACAGTACATTTGGCGTTACTTTATTAAAATTAGACTTAAATCTAGAATTTAGTATTGATGCGCCTTATTTCAGAAGAAAAAGCTATGCGCTCTTCACTTGGCTTACTCAGAATCAAGTATATGATACTGTTATTGCTTGTGAGTGGCAGGCAGACTTGTATTATTCATTATTGAGTAAAAATAATGGTACGAACTTTGAAAAAATCAAGTTCATAGTAAACACTCACGGTTCAACATTGTGGGCTGATGAGGGGAACTATCAACTCCCTGAAGATCAAAACCACTTAGAATTATATTATATGGAGAAATCAGTTGTTGAAATGGCTGATGAAGTAGTTAGTCCTTCTCAATACCTCCTGGATTGGATGCAGGAGAAGGGTTGGCAACTGCCTGATACAAGCAAAGTTATTTTGAATTGTGCTCCATTTAATGGTTTTAAAACTAAAAAAATTCAATCAACATCAAATACCAATGAGATGCCAGGTGTTGAACTTGTTTTCTTTGGTCGCTTAGAAACAAGGAAAGGTTTAGATATCTTTCTTAGAGCAATAAATAAGCTTGACCAGTCTGATGTAAATAAACTATGTGGGATAACTTTCGTTGGTAAAGATGTCAATTTATCAGGAGTTAACTCGAATGTATTAATTAGAAACAATACAACATCTATCAAAACACCAGTAAATATTATAAATGATCTTGACAGAACTAGTGCTAATGCATATTTAAAAAGAAACAATGTATTAGTTGTTATTCCATCTTTAGTAGAGAATTCACCATATACAGTTTATGAATGCCTAATAAACAATATTAATTTTATTTCCACTAATATTGGCGGCATTCCAGAACTGATCCCAAAAGAGAAGCATATTGATATCTTGTTCTCGCCTAACCCTGTTGATTTACATGGTAAAATACATCATCGCCTTAACAATATTAATTGTAGGCCTGGTCTTGTTTCCGACCAAGAACCAATCGCTTCTTCTTGGGTAAAATCTGTTGAAGCACGACCTACAAGTGTGTTCAGGAAACTTGATGGAACTGAGCAACCTTTGGTCAGTGTTTGCCTAGTTCATCATGATAGACATCATTTATTACAGCAAGCCATTGCATCCTTAAAAACCCAGAGTTATAAGAATTTTGAAGTAATCCTTGTTGATGATGGTAGTTCAAAAGATGATTCTCAGCGTTATCTTGATTTAATTGAGCATGATTTTTCAGTAAGAAACTGGAAAGTGATCAAGAGCTCTAATAATTATCTTGGCGCTGCTAGAAACTTGGCCGCTAAGCATGCTAATGGCGAATATCTAATTTTCATGGATGATGATAATGTCGCAAAACCTTTTGAAATTGAGACGTTTGTCACTGCTGCCATAAATTCTGGTTCAGATATACTTACAACGCCAAGTGACCTTATTTTTGGTGATGAATTTCCATCACCATTTAGAAAAATGACAAGCTGCTGGCTTCCGTTGGGCCCAGATTTAAACATCGCTGGATTTAATAACTGCTTTGGCGATGCCAATGCGATGGTGAAAAAGAGTGTATTTGATGAAGTTGGTGGATTTACTGAAGATTATGGTTTAGGACATGAAGATTGGGAGTTTTTTCTTAAAGCATCTTTGGCAGGATATAAATTGCAAATAGTTCCAGAGCCACTTTTCTGGTATAGAGTTGCCAACTCAGGAATGCTTTTAAGTGGCAATAAAAAGAAAAATAACTACAGAAGCTTACGCCCATTGATGAATGAGCGCGTAAAATACAATCATGGCATAAGCTTAATACCTTCATATATAGATAAAATTCAGTATCTTGAGGAAGAAAACCAGAGACTGAGAAGTGCAAACGGAGTGGCATCTGTTAGCAATCAATTGACTAACATAAACAATAAAGTTGAGTTATTAATCTCGCAACAGAAGGATGGCTGGGCTCATGATAGATTTTTAGCGCTTCATAATCAGCTGGAAAACTTAACTTCTCAACAAAGAGAGGGGTGGGCTCATGACAGGTTTGAAGCTCTTTACAGCAGTTTGAATAAAGCAAATGAAAATAACAATGGAATTTTTAGAAAAGTAATTACAAAACTAAAGCGCATACTTAATTAAAATTATTATATACGGGCTTTTGCAAGCCCGTTTTCAATTTAGAAAACAAGGACTTATCCAATCATTTATATTTTTTCCAATTGAAGTACATATTCGATTTAGAAGCATACTGACCTTTCCAAGTATTCAGTTGAGGTTTTTTCATTATCGATTTTTAAATTTAGTAAGTTAGGTTAATGTGATCTGCTGAAATGGGCCAAGAGATTTTTAAGACCACAGTGCTTTTTATGCGTCCAAATCCCCGCTATCCTAATTCTGCATCTGATTAGCAACATCTTGCTGACGAAGGCTGTATTCCGAATCTGCTGGCATCTCCAGACGAACGTCAATCCATGTCTCGTCAGGGATATCTATAAGCGCCCCTCTGACTACAGTCAAATCACCATCGTCTGAAAGACTGTACTTCTGCTTGAAGCAGCGCACCACAACCCCATCTGCCGTTTCTTCAGCTTCTGCGAGGGCAATAATGCGTCCCTGGCCGTTACCGCAATCCATTACTGTCCAAAGATCTTTAGCCAGACCTACGGCACCTTTTACAAGGTAGGTTCCCACATCTGTGCGGGAAACGCTGCATCCTCTGGACTCTTCATTGCACAGTCCCCGGACTGTCATCCATGAGTATTCTGTATTGTTGACGCCAAGGACGTCAGCTCGGGAGCAGTCATCACGGTTATTCACGATACGCACAACTGGTGACGCTGGCACAAGAGCTCCACTAGAGTTCGTAGTAGTGTTGCCCGTGGTATATAGCTTCCTGGCTGAATATGTAGCATTGATGTTATAAGCGTAAATAATCTCTCCGTTGGTTCCTAATGCAAGATAATGCTGCCATATGCCATTAGCAGCGGCACCTGAAGTATCCGAGCGGTTATTAACCTGAATCATTGTTCCAAATTGCGTGGCATACCCAACGGGAGTGTTATTGAATGTATATACTCCAGCGCCCTGCGTGTTTGCTGCCCTGCTACCAGCCGCAAAAAGATTGTTAGACAGCTCAGTGTTCAGGTTTGATCTTGCGACCTGACCCAGATCGGATATAGAAGGCTTGCTATTAGTAGTGTAAACCTCAGCCCATGCTGACCATGTGGTGCCGCTTAGAGTGCGTTGATATCTCCTGTTCGTCGCACCTGCAGAAGATCCAATCGCTATAAACTCCTGATACAGGTCCGTGGCTGAAGTTCGCCGCTGTACTAATAAAGTCCCAGGTGTAGAAGCTACTGCTTGGTTAGTAGCTGAACTTGATATTGACCAACGACCCGAGCTTGTCAGCGTATTGCAGTCACCGGTAAATTGCCCCGTTTGCGAGGAATAGCCAACAGCCTGCCATTCTCTCCAGGGTCCGTCTGTACCATTCCAGTTAGCTGAAAGTGCGCGAGTATAAATTTGTCCACTATCGAAGGGGATGTAAGTCTGGATGACACCGCTGTAAGCCGCTTTTGTGCATAAGAGAGTTCCCGCCTTCTGTTCTGGATAGTTCAGAGTAACAAGGGCATTGGCATTCGCCGTTTGAGTATAAACACCCCATGACGCAGCGGCACCCAGCGTGTTGAGGTCAACGGTATTGGTGAGGTTTCCCTTGTCTGTCATTGCTGCGGCAACATCAGCCGTCAGCTTTGCGAAGCTGCTGATCATCACGCTTGTTCCATCTGGCGCGGATAAAACCACATCACCCGTGCCCGTCATAATCTGCTGCCAGCCATCCATCTGTGACTGGTAATAGCTCAGCTGAGCAGCCAGGCGGCGCGCAAAGTCAGGAACTGAGTCGGTATAGAAAGACAGGATGGCGTAAGCCTGCCCCGCAGCAATCGTGCCGGGTGACGTCTTGAGCGTCAGCTTAGTTGCACTGGTTACACTCGCAATCTCATACATCTTAACCGTGCCAGAACCGGGAATAAGCAGAGCCTGACCTGCACCAATTGACTGCTTGTTATCCAGCCAGTTTGTACCTGTGCCTGTTACTGTCGTTCCTGATACGGCAATCGTGCCGGTGGTATACCATGCCATTTACTTTTCTCCGGGCAATAAAAAACCCGGCACAATGGCCGGGTTTGATTGATTTGAGTTATTTACTATTTTTGACAAGTGCTTTCAGTGAAGTTTGATTTAGATACCCACTTCCATCCAAAAGGATTACCCGCGTAATACTTGGTCTGATTTACTTCCGTCTTGATGTCATAAATCGGCACGATTACATCCTGCCCGCCAATTCTGGCGGTAGCGGTACATTTCTGAGGAGGTAATGTCTGGCATCCAGAGACTGCTACAACAGCTAAGAATAATAGAATTTTTTTCATATTTTCATCCTTGTTTATTTTGTTCCCTTATACCTAAATCTTTAAAATCCATCAAATCTATTAATGAATTAAAGTGATCGAATATTTTAATAACGACTAACGTTGATGGCAGTGATTCTGTTTCGGTAGTTAGAGTATGTAGCACTGCTTACACCGCTCTCCACATTACCTATATAGCCGCTTGCTATCTGAGTAGTTGAACCGTTGCTCCTGGCGCTTGATGCAAACTGCGCGTTAACCGGCATGGGCTGTCCATTTTGATTGATGACCCCTGAAAAGTATCCCGTATACACAGGAGCTACTGCCCACACCCCGCTCAACGTAGTTTGGAATTGATAGCCTGAGCTTGCATCTGCAGCTGAGTCTCCTAGGTTCTGTACGTCACATAACACTTTTGTCTCATTGGTTAAAATACACCGGCCTTGGGCATCATTAATTTGAATACCCCATGCCGGTATTGGCTGAAACTGATAGCCAAATATAAACACATTTATCTGGCGGGTAGGACCAGCCACTCTTAATCGCCAGACATTCCCCGAAATTTCCAGGGCTTCGCACGTGGGCAGACTTCCACCTTGGGGTGCATTACTATTTACGAAAACATAGCGGGGCGAGCCATCACCAGTAAACAGGTCAATAATACCTGCGCTAGCAGTAATTATTCTCTTCTCTAATAAAGTTAGCGGCATAGTGTCTCCTATATAAAAAGGCACCCCTGCAGCATCAGTAAGCATTGCTCCGTAAGCCATATCACCTCGCAAAAGCCAGTATGGTGCCAGGCACGTTAGGATAGGTTCCATTTGAATAATCAGAGCTATTTACTTGAGCAACTAAAATACTAGAACCGCTTATATAAATCCTTTTTCTTCCGCTTCCGTTACGATCACCGCTTGGTTGAAATAAAAAGTCGAGTGAGTAACCAGATGGTAAAGAAAATGCCTGACTGTAATTACTGGTAGCATCAATAGAAATCACTCCCAAGGCATTTATTTTTACCAGGCCTGTATTGTTATCGACACCGTTTGCATCCCAAGTAGCAAAACCGTACGCCATTAACTAAGTTTCCCCATTCGCACGCGCAAGACTCCGTTCCCGTCATAAACACTTATCTGGTTATTGGTTTGAACCATCCTGCCATTACCAGGTTCATACCCATTATTTTCAAACACGCCATTCTTACTTAGCATCCAGCCCGTAGAGCCTGAAACATAATTAGTCGATTGAATATAATTTCCAATCATGGCATTGGTTATCCATCCCTCACCTATGAAAGCCTGACTGATAAATACCTGACCGCCTTGTACGGTAAACGGGGAATAGAAATTCTGACCCGCTGCCGACATTATTGAAAAACGATCTGCCAGGAATAGAACTTGAGACTGCATTCCCGCCGGGGTACTTTCAACACCGATACCCATTCCTGCTGCGTACTGCTTGCCGTTCTGATCGACGGCGACCTTAATTGAATATTGGGCTGAAAGCTTACCGTCGAGAGTCGCCATAGCAGAAGACGTTTCCTGAACAATAGCCGTGTTGTCATCAACGCTTGCCTGTACCTGGCTGAACTTCTCCGCATAAGCCATATCATTGGTCACAATGGTTTTATTGGTCTCAATGATTTCGGCTTTGCGGTTCCCGTCCTGCGCGCGCCAGCGCTGGATATCGGCATCGTTGGCAAGTGAGTTTTCGATGTCAGCCCAGTACATGGCTTCTACCGCGTCAATATTGGTATCAATTTTTGAAACAAGTTCCTTACCGGCATCTGTTTCAAGAACACGATCAACAATATCGCCTAATAACTCATCTGCATTTACATTACTCGCTCCCCCAATAAAACTTGTCCAGTCACCCGTATTGCCGATGCGGTCTACAAGGCGCGCACGATACCAGCGGCGAACGCCTGCAGGCATAGGGCCGTGTTGATAGCTGACACCAGGATAAGGAACATAAGCAAGGAACTGCGGGTTTTGTCCGTCGGCTGTCGTGGCCACCTGTATTTCTGTGTAAGACGTATCACCGGCTCCGTCAGGAAATGCCCATGTCACATCGATTGCCCAAACAACATTATCCGTCGCAAACAGATTTACCGGCGTACCGGGTTTTCCTGCCTTACCGTTTAGCGTTGTAGAATCCGCGTATCCCCAAGCTGAAGAAACTTCCACTGCATTGACGCCACGTACACGAACGTCATAAACGCCCGTATAAATACCTTGAATACTGAAGCCCTGAGCGCTTGTCTGGCTGACATTAACCCAGTCACCTTTATCCTTACGCCACTGTGCTACGTAACTGATCGCTCCTTCAACGCGATCCCATGTAACCTGCATTGAAGAAACTGACAGGCCCTGCTCAACGAAACTGACTTCAGAAATTTTGATATTAGCTGGCGCTTTCAGCACGCTGATTGGAGTTACTGTTATCGGGGCTGGCTCAATACGTACACCATCATCAATGTATCGATACTTATTAGGGTCATGCTGAACGCCTGAGATAGTGAATGTGCCGTCATCGTTTCCGGCAACGGATGTTACCCGGAAATATTGAATAGCCAGATTATCACTGTCGATTGCCCAGACTGCGCCAGTAACAGGTGTGATACGGAAGGCAGTGTTAACGCTCACCGTTTTTTTATCAGCGCTGATGCTGCCAATAGTTCGCGTCTGTGCAGTGCCATCAGGCAGGTTTACAACAAGCCTGTCACCGGAAGAATAATCAATGGCCCGGTCGAGGGTTATCCGCTGACCATTAACCTCGCTGATGCGGCCACCATTCTGCTTGCCGGACCTGAACGGGTCAGCGACGCCGATAATCTCTGCTGGTATCGGGATGTAGCCATCAAGTCCCACACCAAAAGAAACTGTACCGTCTTTGGCATTGGACAGGATGGCCCAGCGACCGCGCCGGTGAGCTTCGCTCTGCGACGTGCAACCAACAGCTGTCAGACTCATTTCACGTACATCATAGCGCTGCACTAGGTCAGAATCGTAAACGCCCTCAACAGTATCTGAGTAGTGATTGACCGGATCGGACCAGCTCACCTGACAGGATGAGTAACGGTTTTTGTAGCTGCCACCTGCATAGGTGAACAGCCCGTCAATCACGTTAGAAGCGTGGTAAATAAAATCAACGTCAACGTTGCCGTCAGAATCAACCTGCGGCACATCGGCGTTAACAAAAATCTGACTGTTACCCCAGAACGTGATGCCACGGAATATCGCCGCTATGTCCTTCAGGACAGTGTAAGCATCCTGCTGGCTCTGGATGAAGACGTTACAGGTAAAGCGAGGCTCCGTGCCGCCAGCGCCGTCCGGTACCATCTGATCGCAGTACTGCGCAATGCTGTACAGCTCCCATTTGTCGATCATGGAGGCATCGACACGCGTACCCATACCGAATATTTTATCCAGCACCAGGTCATAGAAAATCCATGCAGGGTTATTGGTGTAGGCGTATTTGAAATCACCCTGCCAGGTTCCGGCATACGTGCGTGAAACCGGGTCATAGGTTGTCGGCACCCGGACCAGGCGGCCTTTGGGCTTGCAGGTCACTTTAGGTGCCTGCCCGCTGAACTGACTCGCATCGACCTCAATATAAAGCAGTGCGGTATTGGGATAACGCAGCTTGCTGTCAATAACCTCTGCGAAAGAGAAAACCTTGAAGCCGTTTACCAGCTTCGATGAGGTTGAGTCAGCCGTAATGCGACGAACGCGCAAAGCCCATCCGCTTGAGGCTTTCGGTAAATCTATACGATGGTCGCGCTGATATTCAGAGGTGGTTTTACCGTTGAAGCTGCTGTCGACAACCGTGACCCATGAGCCACCATCGGTTGACAGGTCTATAGCGTATTGCGTAACCGTACCAACCATGTCACCATTATCTTTGTACTGATATTGGACCGGAAGACTTAACTTAATACGCACAGCATCGAGTGACAGATTGCTGTACTGGCGGGTCCAGGGTACTGACTGCGTAACCGCAATATTCACAGAAAGTTCGTTATCGACTTCCGGCATACCCTGAATATAATCCTGATCCTGCGTACCTTTGCGCCAGTCCCAGATTACGCCGGTGAAGTTATAAGTGCCGTCATCATTTGCGAGCTGCGTATCATTCAGGTAAATCTGCTGCGCGGTTAATTCACCCTGAATTTCACCTTCAGAAATGGCGAGAAGCATTTTTAATTTTGCAATGGAGAGCAAATCATCCGCCTGTTCTACCGGCGTATGTGCGCTACCGCCGCCGCCTTTACTGCCCTGAATAGTGGCACCTTCAAGAAGTCGCATATCTCACCCATAAAAAAAGCCACCCGAAGGTGGCCTGAAATTTAATGCAGTTGTTTTACTGCTGGTCGCTGGTAAAGCTGCCTGCGCTGATAATTGCGCCGCCAATCTCTCGCTGTCCATACAGCACAGGCACGGGATATCCCATCGCCACGGTATTAACCGGCGCGCCAAAAGCGTAGTTAGGTTTATTATCCGTACTGGATGAAGCGCCTATGTTGTATTTAGGCTGCGGCGTAAGCATCTGCACTACACCGCCCAGCAGCATACTGATACCCAGGCTGGTTAATGCTGTTGTGGCAAGCCCAACGGCTGTTGTAGTTCCTAATGCAGCACCGTATGCAGCAAGTGATGCACCAGCGGTAAAGAATGCTGCAACGATAGCGACCGCCCCAATAATGATTTGCAATGTGCCGCCACGTTTCGAACCCTCAAGAACAGGCTCCATTTCAAATTCAGTTTCAGCTGAGGACATATCAAATTCCTGCAAGCCGATATTTTCTTTGCCGCTGAAGAAGGCGAAACGCACACCGTTTAAATGCGCATTTGATACGTACTTTTTGAAACCGGGTACCTGTGAGCACATGGCCCGCAAAAGCTCCCGCAAATCGGCCACGTGAAACTGATGAGAATGGCCAAACATTTTTGCCATCGGCCCTTTGAAGCGCATTGTTTTAAGCATCCACCAGCTCCTTTCTCCGTACCACTCTTACCGTGCGGGTTCGCCAGTATTCGCCATACGGAACACGGGAAGATAGATTGCCGAAGTTATGATGAAGAATAATATTATCACCCAGATAAACAGCGGCATGGTTAGTAACCGGCGCGCCTATCTGCATCATGATCATGTCGCCCTTGCGCATCTCTGCCGCAGGCACTTCGATAAAACCTTCTGACTGCCAGTTATCGTCATAACGGTTTTCTTTGCCATCAATCCACCACTCATAATCAACTGACCAGTTATTAAGGTGGAGACCATGTTCCTGCTGGTAGTAATCCATAATGAGCGTCCAGCAGTCGGCAAAACCCAGCACCCAACGTCTCCCGACTAATTCGCGGTTTACTCGCGGGGAAAATGTGCAAAAGTCGCCGTCTGGCCATGACATAATTCCCCATTCCACCCCAGAGTAATCACACATTACCCTGTCTCTTTCTGACGGGATAAGTTGCGGCACATCCGGGTGTGAATGAATGACCATCAGAATCGTGCCTTCTGATTCAGCGGCACGTTTATCTTCCGGTGACAGAATGAAATGCGCGGTGGGTTCTTCCGAGATATTGCGGCACGGGACATACTTTTGCGTTCTGCCACACTGAATAATGAGCCCGCACGCTTCTTTAGGGTACTCCGCTGCAACATGCTCGCGTATCGCATCCAGAATCTTTTTGCGCATAGTTATTTCCCCTGAAGGTTTGCAGCAGGAAAACCACCATAAGGTAACGGCTGATCTTCCCCAAACCTCGCCTTACAATCCGCTAACCGGCCACCGCAAATATCTTTCGATGGGTCAGCCGTTGGCGTGCCGTCTTTGGCAAAATATTTACTTCCGGCGTAATCGCAGCCTGTACCCGTTCTGTACCATCCACGCATGCACCAGGTGCAGACAGGGGTAATCTGACGGGATGGAAGCTGAAGGCTCTGAATGTCGAACGGGGAACATAATTCAAAATCCACCTGAACGCGGTTTTCAGACGATTTGGCATTCACATAAAAAAGCTGAACGCGCTCTTCCTGCGGATTTGCATTGGGATTACCCGCCGTCCAGTTTGCCGCATCAAGATATTTTGCCAGCGTGGTGTGGATGCGTACCTTTGCCTTCACCATGTCGTCAAACTGAAGGCACAGCGCTGTTACATAGTTCCCCACGTTACCCACCGATAACTTTGGCGTGGGCTGCGAACCAGAACTGCTCATTTCAAGTCCGGTCAGCTCGTAAGGGTGCGGATCGTACTCGTTTCCCTGCCAGATAATGGAGGGAAGGTTTTCAGCTGCAAAAGACTTCCATCCTTCAGTTGGCAGGTTGTAGGCATGAAAGCGCAGGATGATATCCATCCCGAACTCTGTACCGTCAATCTCAATCAACTGAACTAACTGACCGGGCTCTAATGCCTGAACGTCCTGAATAAAGCTCATGTTTCACCCATAAAAAAAGGTGCCGAAGCGCCTGAATATTTGTGACATGTCACGGTGCAAAGGATTGCTCAAAAGTGAAAGCAACCTCGACGAAGTTTCCGTTAATAAACTTGGGGTTTATCGAGTCGGATTTAACTCGATAGAGCTTTTTTTCACCCCATGGATTCGTCCACCAGAAAGATGCCGTTACGTGAGCTTTAAGAAATTCCCTGACCGGAGCCATAGCGCTGACTCTCCCATTACAGGTGAGCGACCAACTTTCTGCAGCATCATTAATCCCTTTTCCCGCCACCTGCTTATAACCATCACCGAACTGCGCCTGAACGGTGGAAATATTCAGCTGTTCGCTTGCTTCGGTTCTGGCACACCAGGTGAATGTGTCAATAGCCATTTGTCACCATCATTTTATGAGCGATACAAAATGCCACCTGGTGAAATCTCTTTTCTCAGGCGTTCTGTGATCGTGGTTTGCACTATGGATTTGAGTTGTGTGGCAGCGCTGGAGGTACTTGAAGCAGAAGAATCGCCTGAGCCTTCACCCTTAACGATGCTTACCGGCGCATCAACGTGAATGATTGTGCTCCCTTTGCCAGATGCATTATCAACGCCGGAAGAGTACGCGCTGATACCCGCAGCACCATCCACGACCCCGCCATTTGCATAACCTTTCATCAGACTGTAAAGGTTAGAAACGCCGATGCGATCTGTGGCTTCTTTCGTAAATACGAACTCTCCCTTATGAACAATGCCTGCCGGATCAAACTTTCCGCCTGTGCCGGTAAATCCGCCTCCATCATATGCGCTGAAGCTTGTAGACATGCCCATTGCACCCGTTGATGCTGCCGAACTTGCACCGGCAGCTCCTGCCGCTGCGCCGCCAAAACTGCTGGCAACCGAACCCAAAATGCTTCCCCACGATGAACCCGCGCTGCTCATAGCGTTCACTATGGCCATCTGAAGCGCGACCTTGGAAATCATCTGAAGAACTGAAAGCCCCCACGACTTCCAGTCGGCCTGACTGCCCACCAGCATGGCTGACATGTTATCCAGCGCACTGTCCATCGTGGTGGTAATGCCCTGCGATACAGTACCGGCTACATCACTGGTGCTGCTCAGCCAGTTCTGATACCCACGCGATGCACCGGATAACCAGTCCTGTTCAGCCGCAGCGGTTGCCTGATACTTTTTATCGAGGGCGTCCAGCGCCGCAGAGCGAGCAGCCATGGCTTCCGCCCCCTTGTCGGTTTTATCAAAGACGCGCTCAACCTGCTGCTGCTCGTTAAACCGATCACGCTGGCGGTCTCCCATACCTGCGGTACCGGAAGTAAGCGCTGCATCATCACTGTACTTACGCGCGGCTTCACGCAGGTCCTTAAGGGATTCAGTCATTTCACGCTGCTTGCGGACAGCCTCGTCAGCTTTCTGTGACCAGATAGCCAGCTGTGTTGAAGCAGCCTGAATAGCCTTTCTTTGCTCGTCAGTCCACTTGGCCCCGTTCTCATGTGAAGCGGCGTAAAGGTCTGCGGCCTTTTCCCCCTGAGACGCTCTGATGCGCTGAACCTCTGTGGCAACGCTGAGGTCAGTTATTTTGCGGGAATACTGTTCAGCCACCTGAGTGGCAGAACGCTCTTCCTTGGCCTGCTCGCTCAGCGCCTTTTTACCTGCCTTCAGAGATTCAGAAAGGTTTTCCTGCTTCTGCCACGCCTCCACCGTATTACTGATGAACTTCTGGCGCGCCTCTGTATATTCCGGCGTATTCGTCAGCCCGGCATCATCAGCTGAGTATTCAGCCTGCCTTCTGATGCGACTGACGCCAGAGAGACCGGCAATCTCACTGTCCCGCTCAGACTTCTGAATAAGCGCGCTTTGTTTGGTGCTCAGCTGAGCGGCGGGGATGCGAAACGGTGCACTGCCCAGACCGCTTCTGGCTTCCAGCAGCTGATTGCCCAGAGACATGAGACGGTTAAATTCGGTGTGCTGGCCGTTCATCATCAGAAGCGACTGGTAAACAGAGTTCTGCTCTGATGCCTGTTGCCTCAGCAAAAAGACGCGTCGGTTTTCCAGCGTTTCAAGAACAGATTGCACGTCCTGAGATCGCGACTGCATCTGGTTCAGCCGTTCCTGCTCTACCGCAAGGCTGGATGTAGCCTGCTCCAGACCCGACGAAACCGACTCCATGCTGACCAGGTGATTAATGAGGTAACCGCCCACGGAGGGGCCGGGGCTGGCAATAATCTGCTGATAGCCCTGAATCTCCGTTTTAAGCTGACTTACTTTTTGAGCCTGTTCATCTACCAGCCGGTTCTGTTCCGCCAATGATGTTTTGGTCTGCGCCTGATTATCAGAAACTTCCGGCAGCGCCATGCCCGGAGCCGCTTTTTTTACGTCCTCCAGGGTATTCATATAAGCCCGCGCAGATTCGCGGGCCTGCTCTTGCCGCTGGTACATTGTGTACCATGCCCCGGCACCCAGCATCACCAGACCGGGGATGCCCCCGACCAGACCCAGCGCACTGCTGGTCAGCCGGGAACCCAGCGATGTCATGCTGTTGAGTCGCTCCTGAGCGGCGGTGCGGGCGGCGGCATTTCTCGTTACAGACAGCTGCGCCGCAGCCAGACGACGTTCTGCCGCCTCCTGCGCTGTCGTGCCCCGTGCTGCAACCAGCGCCTGCTGTGCCCGATAGACTGCGGCTCGCGCCCGCGCCGTCGAAATCTGTGTCCCGTGTATCTGCGCCTGAGTCAGGGCCACTTCATTTTTATAAGCGGTAATGATGCCCGCAGAGGCAGAAAGCGCACCCGACGCCATGCCGCCAAAGAAGCGGGCAGCCCCCACCGCGACCAGTGCCCCGGCGACGGTCGCGACGGTATCAATGTTTTTGGCAACGCCTTCCAGCGCACCTGACAGGCTGGCAGTGGCACCCGATGTGGTATTCGCTTCACCGACCCACTGCTCAAAGGCGTTCTGCACTTTGGTGACTGAACCCGCCACGGAAGCTGGCAGGGAAGCAAACTCGCTCTGAAGTTTACCCAGCTGGCTGGTCAGCGCCGGGACAACCTTATCAATGGTCAGCTGACCCTGATCGGCCATCGCCTTTAAATCTTTTCGCGCAACGCCCATGCCTGCTGCCAGGGCACGAATGACGCGATCACCTGCTTCGTTCACCGCGTTAAATTCTTCGCCGCGCAGTACGCCCTGTGCAAGCGCCTGGCTGAACTGCGTGATAACAGAACTGCTTTCCTCAGTGCTGGCACCGGAAAGCTTCAGGCCGGTTGATACGGCTTCTGTGACTTTCAGTACATCCTGAGCGCTGTAGCCAAATTCGCGCATTGAGGCAGCAGAACGGGCATACAGATCGGCATTGTCTCCAAAGGCAGTGCCGGTGCGCTGACTGATTTCCATCAGCGACTTCTGCACCGTGCTGAACTCACTGGTGGATTGTGAAGCCTGCTTCAGTCGCGCATTAACGGCATTCCAGTTGTCTGCCAGCTCGATAAGATGCCCGGTAGCAAAGGCACCCGCAAACACGCCGGTCATCTCCAGCGCCGTTTCGCGGGTTGTCACCAGTTGCTCATTAAGTTCCTGAATGGCCCGCTGACTTTCGCGGGCAGCTGCTGCTGCCTTACGGCCTCCCTGCTCCATTGAGCGGTAATAGTCCGTCCCCATACGGGACGCCCGCGCAATCTCACTCTGAAATGAAGAGGAGTTAGCAGATATTTTGATGATAAGTTCGCGCAGCGTAGCCATAAATTACCCTGTAATGGCTGCGCTAACCTGCCAGCGCAGCAAAGAAGTTTTCGAGCCCGTCAGATTCCTCCACAGGTTCAGGCTCCCGCCACTGAAGCAGCACATCATCCAGCTTCACTTTTGCCCCCTGAGAATTCAGCACGGCAGTAGCAACCTGAGCAGCCTGAATATCACCACGCCGGTCACTTATTGGATTCACGCGGTCGAACTCAATCCACATTCTGAGCTCACTTGCCGTCAGGGTGCTTTTAAGTTCGTGCAGGGTGCGCCCCAGACGCAACGCCAGTGCCATCAGGAAAAACGTGCCGGGCTCTTTTACTTTGCTTCCGCAGCGGCCTGCGACGTACTCAGGTCAAGCGCCTGCTTCAGAAGTCGCGCATGGACCGGACCATAAATCTGCTCAACCTGCGGGCGATCCTCGGCGGTGAATACCGGCATATCGTCTTCATCAAGCAGTACGTCAATAAACAGCACGACATCAGCACTTTTATTGCGCAGTGCACGCTGAGCGGCGGTCAGGTTTTCCTCTTTTCCTTCAGGGTCAGGATTAATAATCTGCTGCCATTCAAGCCAGCCTTCGCCGGAGGGCTCACGCAGCTTAACTTTTGCATTTTCCCATTCAGGGACCGCAACGATCTTGCTGCGAAATCCTGCCATCGGAGCCAGTGCCAGAGCGCGAAGAGGATTGTGAGATGCTTCTTTAGCCATTTTATTCTTCTCGGAAAGAGTCAGGAAAAGCGGCTTTCGCCGCTGCCATTAAGGTGTTACAGGCGCAGGAAGAACGGGAACGGGCTTGCCCTTAACACGCAGGGTAAACGATGCCGTCACGACGCCAGCCGTTGAAACGCTCCAGCTGTTCTGGCGCACTTCTGCCAGAAACGCATAGCCATTACCGGAAGGGAAAATCACCTGAAAGGCATGCAGCGTGTCGCCGTCATAGGCCTGACGCAGCGTTTCCTGTCCCACCTCATCAGCAGACCAGTTTCCCGAAAGGGTGACTTCACCCGGTGCGGCCAGCCCGTTCGTCATCTCCTGCTCAGTGGAGCAGAGCGTGGTGGTTTCAATGTCGGACTTCTGCCCGCCAGTAAAGCTGATCTCCTTGGTAGAGCAGTTGATGCTCTGCCAGGACGCCCCTGACGGATTCGCCTCGGTTGCAGGCTCGGCGGAAACGTTAATTTTCGTTCCCTGCGTTTTTTCGTACTTTGAGGACATGGGTATCTCCAGATAGTAAAAAGCCGCCCGGAGGCGGCTGATTCAGGGGGTTAAGTCCAGAGCTGAACTTCCAGCGTTGCCCGGTAAAGGGACGTGTCAGACTCGTAGTCGTTGCTTTCATTAAGAGATACGGGATGCAGCGGCTGAAGCGCAGCCTGCACCTGATTGCGAATGGTGCGGGCTTCATCTGTGGAGTGTGACCAGACGTCTACTTGCAGCGTAGTAACCTTCTCCGCCTGGCCGCACAACACGTCCTCCGAAACAACAGATGGAAGCAGGAAAACGATCCACGGTGCTGGCGTCCCGGACGGCGCGACGTAAGGGAAAACATTACCGCCAGCCAGCTCGCCAATAAGCGGATAAATATCGGCTTCGGTCATTTCGACAGCACCTCATCAATCGCCTTATTGAGTTCGTCAAAAGCCGCTTTTGCGGCCTCTTCCTGCTTCTTGTCGTAAGCCGGTCGGACAAACGGATGCGCAGGCATTTTGGATGTCCCGTTCTCCTGATAACGCCAGTAAAAAGCGTTATTAGGCGAGGAGGCTTTCATTTTGTTATCGCTGTTGCCCGTATCGGGATTTGTACCGCGAATATGAATGCCCGCAACCGCTTCACCCGGCGCGCCTTTACCAAAGAGCACAACGATATTTCGTTTAAGTTTGCCGGTTTTTTCCGGCGCTGTGTCTGCGACTTCCTGCTGAATGATTTCGGCACCAGCCCGGACAGAGCGACGCAATACCTGTTTGCTCTCGGCCTTACTCAGCAACTCAAGTTCGCGGGCAATGTCATTCAGCCCGGAAAAATCGAGGTTAGAGCTAATCACTGTTTAACCCCCTTCTCACAAAGCAGTTCCAGACGTGTGCCGTTTTCAGCCGTTATGGCTGACTTAATGTCATAGGCCTCACCGTTTCCGGTAGGTGGGTTATGAACAACACGCCAGCCAGCACTGATAACCACTCCTGGCACGCGGCGAATCCAGATGCGTGATGTGGTCCCTGAAATTTCCGCGCCTGAGTCCAGCAGTTCGCGACCAGAAACATCACTAATCGACGCTCTCACGCTCTTAACATCGACCCACCCGGTTGCTGGCTGACCTGAAGGAAGACGACCTGTAGCGGGTTTTTGCAGCGTAACCCGGTAACGCAGAGGTCCGGCTCTCATACGCCATAAATCCGGTAAGGCTGTAAAAGCGCTTCAACAGCAAAGTCCAGTGCTGAAGTTATATTGCCAACGTTCACTGCTTCACGGTTTGCATACCAGTGAGCAATCAACATCAGCATGGCCGTTTCAATATCTTCGCCATATAACAGTGAGTCAGGGTCGGCCAGATATTGTGGATCATCAGCCTTTTCATAAAGCCTGCGGCGGGTATATTTTTCCACATACCGTGCCGCAGCTTTAATGCGGGCCGTTATCCAGGGGTCATCCTCAGTGAATTCCTGCTCAAGGTTGCAGTGATATTTCACCTGTTCAACGGTCAGCATGGAAACCCCTTACTTAGATTTAGCCTTGGGTTTTTTATCACCTTCATTGTCAGATGATTTCTTCGTGCCGGGCTCTTCGGCATAGCCACGCTCCACCAGCTGACGCCCGTGTTGCTCAAGCGTTTCAAATTCAGTGCCTTCGGTAAGAACCGTGCCGCCGTGATAGATAGGCTTAATAGATCGCAGTTTCATGGTGTGCTCCTCAATGAAAAGCGGCCCGCAGGCCGCTGTCATGAATTACGCGCCAGCGGCTGCCGGTGCGGTAAAGGTGCCGTAGATAAATGCTTCCGGGCGCTTCACAGCAAGTGCCAGACGCTCTTCACAACGAATTGAGATCATGTTTTTCTCAAAGTCGTCGGCGTTCTCAGTGGAAATAACCACGTTGGCATCTTCACGATCAAACAACTGCGCGGCAGCGTTAAACGCACCGGTCAGGAATTTCCCCTGGAATGCGGCAGCTTCGGTGGCGACAACCGGCAGACCCCACAGCGTCGGGCCTGTCAGCGCGGACGGGTTCGCCAGAATATAACGGCCCAGCGTGTCTTTGGTCAGTTCGATCTTCGCCCAGTCAATGAAGTGCAGAACGTGACCGGACGCCGGGAAGCGGGCCAGTTGAGCCTGAAGCATTGCCAGACGCAGATCGTCAATGCCGTTCTGCTGCTCAACGCTGAACGCAGCACTGAACGCGGTAGCCTGCGGCACGATGCCATGCAGGTGCGCCCCGGTACCGTCACCGAACAGAATTTCCTGCTCTTCGACATACTTCAGGCCGTAACGCATTTCAGCATCGACCGTGGATTGCAGTTGCGCGAAATCGTCCAGAATCTGTTTGGACGCTTTGAACATGTGCGCGATGGTCGTGACTGGCGTGATTTTGGTTGCGAACTCAATGTTGCTGTAAGGTTTAGCCGTCCCTTCAGGAACCACCTTCGCAGCGTTAGTAAATCCGGTCTGTTGTACCCAGAAAATAGCCGGTGAAGAAGTACGGCCCGGCGCGATCAGATCACGGATAAACAGGCGTTGTTTCGGTGCAGTATCAATACCTGGCTGGCGCTGAGGCTCAACCACGCCGTCTGCGACATCCGTTGACAGCAGAGCGGCATTAACCGGAATGCTGACGCGCTTGCCTCCTTCCACACTGGCTGCGAAATTCTTCAGTGCTTCATTGCTGATAACAACATGACCGACTGTCTCAATAACCTTTTTAGCGCTATTCAGTGGCATGTTGGCAACGTGCTGCTCAAGCTCACCCAGTGAAGATTTGAGGGTTTTGTTCGCTTCAGTCAGCGCATTGAATTCGGTGGCGATCTTGTCCACCGCTTCTTTGGTCTGGGCAGACAGCTGACCAGAGCTTTTCGCTTCTTTCAGCGCATCTTCAGCCTTCTGGCTGAAAGTGCCGGACACTTCTTCCAGTTTTGCTGAAACCTTCTTCAGTAAATCATTTACATCTGACATGGTGTTTCCTTATTTGCCGAACGCGGCCAGCGCGTTTTGAAGTTGTTGAATGTTTTCAGGGTTTATTTCGTCGGTAGCGCCCGGCATACCTTCAGGACTGGCAGCAGCGCCCGGCTTGCTGCCCGTTAATGCTTTAAGAAGTTTTCGACGTTCAGAGCGTGGCGTGTCGGTTTTTGACAGAAGCGCGTCAAGCTTACGCAGCGCCGCAGCGGGGCTGTCGTCATCGTCGGCAATTTCGTCAGCTGACATCAGGCGATCTGCAAAACCTTTATCAACTGCATCGCTGCCGCCGATATAGGTTTCGCCGTCCATCATTACGGCCACATCCTCTGAGCTGAGGCCGGTCCGGTGTGAATAGATATCGCCCATGGCTTTATCAAACGGCTCCAGGTCAGCAGCAATTTGCGCCAGGTCGTGTCGGTTGCCCATCGCATAAACCCAGCAGTTATGGATCATCAGAAAAGCACCCCGGCCAATCTGGATATCATCCCCGGCCATCGCAATGAGTGAAGCGGCTGAAGCCGCAAGCCCTAATACTTTTACGGTGACTTTTCCTTTGTATTCCCGCAGCAGGTTATAAATCGCCAGACCTTCAAACATGTCTCCGCCAGGCGAATTAATGTTGACCGTGACGTCTGCGCCGCCCATGGAACGCAGCGCGCCAGCAATACGGCTGGCGGTCACACCCTCGCCCCAGTAATCAGCGCCGATCACATCAAAGATTGAAATGCTGTTTTCATCAGCGTTAGCGGCCTTAATACCGCCGTTCCAGCGCTCCATAGCAGCAGACGGCAAATCCCTTTTTGAGAGTGCAGAAGGCCGCCCCGCCGGTGCTGCCGGAAGGCTTTTCAGTGTCATGGGAATTGCTCCTAAGCCGCTTTTTTAAGCGGAGATTGTTCGAACGGAATATCGGGAAAAACGTAGTTATGGATTTTCAGAAGCGTTGCCGCCTGTGCGGCCTGACTGTTTTTCTTCAGGTCTTCAAGTGGCGTAAGGTTCAGCTGAACGGTGTACAAATCGCCGCCTTCAATCGGAGGCATGTTTTCAAGGCGGCGAACGTCATTGCGGGACATCCAGCCATTTTGCAGCGCCGTTGTGTAGTAAGCCGACCGTCCGGCACTGTCGGCGCGCAACAGACCTTCAACCGAGAACTCAGCAAACAGGTCTTCATCACCATCCAGCAGGCAGCGCGAAATCTCCTGCTCAATATTTACCAGTAGTGGACGAAGTGTATTGGTCAGGAACTGAAGGTTCATCCCTTCCACGCTGGACGCCCAGCTGCTCTGCTTGTCCGCATGGCCCACCATGAAAGCCGGAACGCGAAACCAGCGGCATATTTCCTCAATGCTGAAAGCGCGTGACTCCAGCATCTGAGCGGCTTCGGGGTTCATGGTGACGTTCTGATATTTCAGACCGCCTTCCAGCACCATAATCTTCCCGGCATTTTTCGAGCCGGTAAAAGCCTGCATATAGCCGCGCAGCCTTTCCCTTTGCTCTGCATCCAGCGCATTTTCAGCGGAAAGGAAGCCGGAACTTTGCAGGCCGTTCTCAAAGATTTTTGCCGCCGACTCTTCGACCGCCATCGCCGCGCCAATGACGTCACGCCCCTCCTTCATTGGCATCATGCCGCAGACACCGTCCAGGCCGAATCCACGAATGTGCATCAGGTTCTTTTCAGGGATGACTCGCTTTTGCCCGTTTTCGGTATAGGTGTACTCAAGTCGTCCGCTCTCAAGTCGCTTCACCACCATGTTTTGTGGCAACAGAGGAAGCAGTGAAACAAGCTTGATGCCTATCATCTTTTTTTCGATAAAGGCATTCCCGCGAAGGCATATACTGGCAACCAGCATCAACATAAAGCGCGACGGCGTCATTTCCATGTTAGGACGGCGACACAGCACCTGATATGCAGGATGACTGGTTGCCGGTTTACGTGATCCGTCCTTCTGACGCTCGTAAATTTTGAGCGGTAGCGTAGATACGGATTCACTCAGCAGCCTTACACAGGCCCAGACGGCGGAAAGGTGGATCGCTTTATCAGTCGATACCACCTTCCCGCTGCTGCTCATCCCCATCCATTCCTGCCAGAACGTCCCGGTCGTAAGCTCAATCGGCACGCCGAGCCAGTTCAGCAAGGCGCTTCTAACCCTGCCCGGCTGCTTGTTCTTGTTCATCAGACACCTATCATTATCGGATTTTCAAAGAAACCACTCAGGTCTTGTGCGTCATTGCCGCCATTAACCAGCAACCGGCTTTTGGCAGTAAACAACGCGACCGGCCCGTCGATTTTGTTTTCAGGCGTGGATTTGTTCGGGAAGATGTTGTCGTTCTTATCGGGCTTGACGGTTATGTTTGACATCATCCAGGCCATCACGGGATTACCGTCATGATGGATTTTGCTGCCATAAACTTCGGCCTGAACAGACTTCATAGATTCCGAAAGGTTTTTTACTGTCTGGGCGACTTCAACCAGAGGCAACCCTTCTTCGGCAAGCGCCAGGCTGAATTGCGTGGCACTCCATGGGTCGAAGGCAATTTCCTTCAGGCTTTCACCTTTCACCCACTCAACGATTTCAGCTTTGATGAAACCGTGATCGATAACGTCTCCGTCAGTCAGTTCCAGAAAACCGGCGTCAGACCACTTTCGGTACAGCTCAGCAATGTGATTCGGAGCTGTCTCAATGCGCCCCTCCGGTAGCCAGAACCTCGATTCCGTATGGGTTTTTCCTGTCGGGTCTAGCCATACTTTCACCGCCGCGCAGATATCAATTTTGTTAGCCAAATCGACGCCAACCCATAGCGGCCATTTTTTACGCTCTTCAGAATCTGCAATGCCCTCCCTTTTTGCCCAGCGATCCATATCCATCCAGGCGCTTTCAGCGGTTACCCAGATGTTCAGGTGTTTGGTAAAGAAGTTTGGCCGGGCGGCTACCTGTTCTCTGGCTTTTTTAGCCAGTCGCCGCATGTCGTCCCAGCGCTTACAAATGCCGAGTCCGGGGTTTGCCTTGGGCCAGTTAGCCTCATCGAACGGATCGTCTTCTTCATCCAGCGTGTAAATCACGGCAAAATACGTGTCATCATCAACTACGCCACGCAACACTTTTATGGCGTAGTCGCGCTGTTCAAAGCAGATCCCCTCTTTGTTGGTTCCGGCTGTGGTTATGGCAAAAAGCAGCGACTGGAGACGTGCACCGGTTGCGGTTTCCAGAACGTCCCAGACATCACGCGTACGGTGAGCGTGGAGCTCATCGACAATGCCACAGTGAATGTTGAGGCCGTCCAGGTTATTCGCGTCGCTTGAGAGCGGCTCAAACTTTGAAGCGGAACGTTCCTGATGAATATTCAGTTTTACATGACCAAATAACCGGCCCAGCGTGCGCGGGGCCTTCTTGATCATGTTCTTGGCATCATCAAAAACTATTCGTGCCTGATCGCGGGTCGTTGCGGCTGAATAAACCTCCGCGCCCCCTTCTCCGTCAGCGCCGGTCATGTAAAGACCGATACCTGAAGACACTGTTGATTTAGCGTTTTTGCGTGCGACTTCGTTATAAGCCGTCCTGAACCGGCGAACCATGACCCCGTCGCCATCTTCGTCCAGCACCTGTTCACCCGTGATTTCATCAATCAGCGGGATAATGAAGCCAAAAAGGTTAATCAGAATGAAGACATGCCACGGCATCAGCTCAATCGGCTTGCCTGCCAGTGCGCCTTTGACGTGCGGAACAAAATTGTAAAAGTCGAGAATGTGCTGAGCGCGGTCCTCACTGAAGTAGATACCGCGTTCCGGCCCATGCTCTAAATCATTGAGGAATCGCTGGCACGCGAGGCGTACCAGTTCGCCAGCAACAATCTCGCCAGACAGCACGCGCTCGGCGTACTGAATTCCAGCTTGAACGGTTGCCATTCATCATTTGCGCTTTTTAAGAAATTCTTCCAGAGGATCGGCCTCTCCCTGCCCGTCGCTGCTAACTTTGCTGCGAGAAGCTGGAGTCATGCCGAATTCAGACATCATTGCCCGCAGACGTTTCCAGGCATCGGACATCATCGCAACCTGCGGATGAGCCTTTACCAAAGTTTCCCCCGCCATATTGGTCACGTTGTAAGTCTCACCAACCTGATCGATTACGTCGCGGTGTTTACGCCATTCGACATATGCGCCAATTAATAGCTCAAGCGCCATGCCATCAAGTTTGGAAATAACTCCGGAACAGTCCAGCTCCTCACCGATCCGTTTGAACCAGTACTTTTCCTGTTTATTAAAATGCTTCGGAATTAGGGGTACCCCTGAAGGCGGTTTTGGCTCAGCCTTGTTCAAAGCCCGTTTGGATGGGTTCCCCTTAACCAAACGCAGAGCCGTCGGGATTCTCGGCGGTCCAGACATGATTGAAAACTCCTATTGATAGGACCTTCAGGGTCCCCTAAAAAAGTTTTGTAACCTGCGGCGGTGTGAACAAAAGTTAGGCGGCGGTCCTTTGAGGCCAGAGCCCTGAACTTTTCCCCCGCCCCACCCTCAAATGATAATGAATATCATTTGCACCTGGAGGTGATTTCATTCCGGTACTATCCGCGTGATGCATTTGATAATTAATATCATTTACATCGTTCGGTGGCCGTCTTCGCCCTGTGGCAGGGCCAGCACAATGCCTGAAGGTTGCTGTCTTCATCGGTGCCGCCGTGTGCTTTGGGTTTGATGTGGTCAACTGTTGACGCCGGTACCGGCCTGCCGTTCTTTATGCATTGCTGGCAGATGTGTCGGTCACGCTTCAGGATGCGAGCTCGAATAGCTTCCCACTTGCTGCCGTAACCTCGCTGATGTCGGGTCTGACCTCTCTGATGTTGCTGCCACCCTTCATTACGGTGGGCTTCACAATATCCAGAACGGTCAGTTGTTGTTTTACCGCAGCCAAGCTTTCTGCAAGCGCGTGGGATGGCTGAAGGCATTAGTGATTAGCCTTGTACAGCAGTCCGCCCGGCTTCAGTTCTTTGTTCAAAAGTTCTTCAATGGCTTTCGCTAGCATGCCATCTTGGATATTCACTTCTTGAGAGCAGGTAATGATCATTGAGCCTGTGGGTGAAAACCACTGGTCAATGTGGATGGGCAAGCTATCCCATGTGTGGATGCCGTATTCATCAAAGCTAAAGGCCACCAGCTCATAACCATAAGGTAGCGCGACATCAAGGGATCGCTTAGTAGGTGCCGAGGTATAGCCCTCACCTTCCAGAATGCCAACAAAGAACATGTCTCGAATAGACTTACGCTCTTTCCAGTCTGGCTTAGCGGCATAGACATGGATACGGTATTTCTCACCATGCTGCACCACCTCACCCTTATCACCACGACTGACTGTTCCAATGATAGGTAATGTGACAATTGCTGTAACAATGCGTGAAGAGGTAGTCATTCAGAGTTTCCTGCTGGCTGGATGTGTTTAACCCTCGGTAATGGTGAGACCACCAGCCGATGATTCATTGTATTTATGCTGAAAACTGAACTCAGTGAATGCAGTTTTCAGAACAAAATAAAACCGCCTCGAAAGGCGGCCTGTGTTAATCGCTACTGCAACTGCCGCCACTGTCGGACGAACTGCCTGAGTCATAGCTGCCACTGCATGAATCGGAGCTGCTTGAGCTGCTGTAGTCGTTACCGACGTAAATAGGGCTGATTGGGTTTAGCGGGTTCATCAGATCGCTGCTTGAGCCAGTATTGCTTTGGTGACGGCGGCGGCGTTCTTCTTCCTCACGCTGGCGCTTACGTTGCTGATCGGTTTGATATGTCATATTCACTCCAATAAAAAACCGCCCGGAGGCGGTCATTTTCTCGAACGTTTGCATCTGAATATTGCCGAGTGCTTTTTGCAGTTCACTTTGCGTCTCGCATATGCAATTACACTCTTCCATTCAGGGTCAGCATTATTAGTTGAAAAGGCACCAAGCTCATTAAAAAGCTCAGCCCACTTTTCTGCCTGATAATCGCTGTCATAACCAAGCGTTGCCTGCATCGATTTGATGGTATCGTCAACCCTTACTTTGACTTCACTCAGGCTATCGCCCGTCTGATGACTTGCAGCTAATCGTCTTATTTCTAATACATAAAATTGCGTATCGACTTCTGCAACGTACATACGCAGTTACCTCAACTAATGAATGGCTTTCCCGGTAAATTTAGTCGATTCAGGATAAAAAGTTAATCAGGCTATAACCTTATCAAGCACGCCAGCAAACGAGGCTTACGACCTTTACTAAAAACCCGACCGTTAAAAATTGCACTTAAGACCAAAACATAAAACAATATAACCTATTGTTATTATTGAACATTTTAGGTTTAAACGGGATAACCCTTACTATAAGGTGTATACAGAATTCCACTTTGAGTCAGCGTTATGCCTGTCATTAAGATTCACTGTAAAGAGTGTGGCGGAGACCGCTTTCTTGCCTCGACAAATTCATTGCGTGCTGAGCAGGTAGCCCGTATCTATTGCAGAGAATGCTCAGCCCCGATAAAAGTTAGCGATGTTGTCTGGTATCAGGAGGATTTCATGTCAGCGGGGTTACTTGCTTTAGAAGACAACGTTCCGTTCACTGATTCAATTCGACTTATTGCCGGGGCATAGCGTTGCAAGCCAACAGATTGATTAGATTTCTGGTGGCAATAAAAAACCGCCCTCAGGCGGCTTTATCATCTTTTACCCAACTTTTTGCATAGCTCTCGTATTGAATGGATATCGTTATTTTTTCTATCCAGTCTGTATGCCATGGCAGGATTATATCGGCTATCTGTATATTCACTGATATCTACAGGCCCTAAACAAACCCATTGAGCTGTCTTATCTTCTGGGCTTAATGAGCGGTAGGCATACTCAAGCACTTTGGATACTTTATCGCCTTCATCTACTAATCCGTAAAGTTCATATTTACGGTCTTCACCAACAAGATATGTTCTTAAAAGCTGATGCATGTTTACCTCCGTTTAAAGGATAAATCATGCCCAAATTCTTAATTATGTCCAGCTTCGCGACGCTTCACAGCGTGGCTAACCGTTATCCCTTGTCGGAGAGATTCATCATCAGGCGCACTCGCAAATGCGCCTTGTGATGATCAGCAATCGTCATCTGGCTGAGCCACTGCACGACAGGCGAACATGCAAGCTTTCTGCATCTCCGTTTTAGCCATGGCAATCCAGCGCGGGTCTGCACCGGTTTCTTTTGACGTATCCAGCAGATTGAGAAAGTGGCGGCTCACATCTTTCAGTCGGTTCATCACTTCAATATCGCCAGGCGTTAATGTTCGATAACCCTTTACGGTGCTGCCATCTTGCGGCTTTGCTTCACTCATACCTTCCTCTGCTTAATTTAAACATTGCTCATTGATATATTCTTGCAACCCGGCTATCTGCTTTCCGGCTGTTTCGATTCGCTCTCTGAGGGTGAAATAATCCCGTTCAGCGGCTTCAGTAAGTCGGGCGCGGGCTGCATCAGCCATGCCGGGGGAGACGGTGGGTTGCTTCGTACAGATTGCGTTGAGCTGCAACCGACGCTTGCCAGCAATAACGTCGTCATGCAGCTGATCGATAGTGGCTTTAGCATCAGCCAG